CCTCTCTCGCGATCTGTATAGGTTCCCCAGTTCGGAGGTGGCCAACATGCCCGGCCCGCCTCCGAAGAAATACCCGCAGCATCGGATAGCTCGAGCTGGGCTGGTGAGCCTGCCTGCGGAGGGGCGGAGTGGCAAGCCTCCGGAATGGCCGTTGCCCGGTCGGCTGACTGCCGCGGAGCGTAAGACGTGGGTTCAACTGTGGGCTACGCCGCAGGCAGTCGCGTGGGAGCGGCTCGGTTGGACCCGGACCGTCGCCCGCTACTGTCGAGTGCTCCTGGCCGCAGAGGAGTTGGCCAAGGATGCTATGTCGGAGGCGCGCCAACTGGAGGATCGGCTAGGTCTGACTCCGAAGGCGATGCGGCTGTTGCTGTGGGAGATCGCGTCGGATGAGTTGGCCGAGCGTCGGCCGGTTGACACGTCGGATGTCCGGCAGCGTATTCGGGCGGTCTGATGCCGTGGTGCGGCCCGTCTGAGCCCGGCGAGTATCCGACTCTCGGCTATCAGATCGGCAAGTGGATCGAAGGGCACTGTGTCATCCCCGACGGCTACCGGCAGGGCGATCAGTACCTGCTGACCGATGAGATGTGGCGGTTCCTCCTCCGTTACTACATGATCGCCTTCGATGACGAGTTGGCTCCCGACGGCCTGCTCTGGTTCTACGGCGGGCAGTTGCGGCGCAGCCAGAAGTGGGGCAAGGACCCGTTTGGGGCTGCGATCCTGTTGGCGGAGGCGTTGGGCCCGGCGCGCTTTGACGGTTGGGACGCGGCCGGTGAGCCGGTCGGCGCGCCGTATCCGACGCCGTACATGCCGTGCCTGGGCACCAGCGAGGAACAGACCGACAACACGTACCAGCCGCTGCTGGAGATGGTTCGCCGCAGTCCGGCGTTAGCTGACTTGCCGGGCATGGATGCTGGGGAGACACGGATCAAGCTTCCGTCCGGCGGGGAGATTGAGCCGGTCACGGCTAGCGCGCGGGCTCGCCTCGGGCAGCGGATGACGTTCGCCACCCTGACCGAGACGCATCTGTGGACACCGCCGCTGTACCGGCGGTTGGCCGGGGCGGTGAAACGCAACATTGCCGGCATGGACGGCCGGTGGCTGGAGCTCACGAACGCGTGGGACCCGACCGAGGCGTCCGAGGCGCAGGTGACGGCGGAGACGCGCAACCCGCGGGTGTACCTGAACACGGTGGAGCCGGTGCGGGTGGACGACCTCGACGACGACGACGCGCTGTACCGGGAGCTGCTCCGCCAGTATGGCGACAGCGCCCAGGAGCGCGGTGGCTGGGTGAACATCCGGGGCCGGATCATGCACGAGGTCCGCTCCAAGGCGCATTTTGAGGCCGACCGGCGCCGGTTCTTCTTGAATGAGATCGTGGTCGGTGAGTCGGTGTTCGTGGACCCGGTTCGTTGGGACACAAAGGCCTGTCGCGGCGAGACGCTCGATGCCGGCGAAGTGGTCGCGCTCGGGTTCGACGGGTCGAAGTACCGGGACGCCACTGCACTGGTCGCGTCGCGTCTGTCGGATGGGCGGCTGTTCACGCTGCAAATCTGGGAGCGGCCGGCCAATGCCGAGGACGGTTGGCGGGTGCCGTCGGCGAAGGTTGACCAGAAGCTCCGGGACGTGTTCGACGCGTACAAGGTCGTTGTCATGTTCGCCGACCCGTACCGGTGGCAGGACTACCTGGACGCGTGGTCGGCGCTGTGGCCGGACCGGGTGGTCGAGTTCCCGACAAACAGCGAACAGCGGATGGACAAGGCGATCGAGCGGTTCACGACGTCGTTCGAGGATGGCCAGATCACCCACGACGGCGACGCGACGCTGAGTCGGCACGCGAAGAACGCGGTGGTGGTGAAGGGATCACGTCGCAAGCCCCGGCCAGGCGAGTCTGAGCTGCTGCAGACCCACTACTTGAAGATGGCCAAGCGTGGCGACGGGTTCCTGATTGACGCCGCGGTGGCTGCGGTGTTGGCGCATGAGGCCCGGGCGCACGCGATCGAGCACGACATGGCGTCCCAGAAAACGGCGGAGGTGTGGGCGGTATGGCAGTAGCGGTCCCGTTCACCTCCCAGCCGACCCGGTGGCGGCAGGTTGTATCCGCGGTGGTGGTGCGTGCGGCTACCCGGGCCCGGCGGACTTCACGGGTTGCCCGGGCGCGCGCCGGTTACGCCGGTGGGGTGGCGATGGCCGCCTCGGGTGTGGCGGTGCAGTTCGGGTTGGGTTGGGCGCTGATGGCCGCCGGTGTGGTCGCCGCAGGGTCGTTCCTGTGGTTGTACGACGTGGATGAGTCGCGGACGTGACCAGCCTGGCGCAGCACGCCCGCCGCGGTTTCGTCTGGCCGTTCCCGAGCGACGGCCTGGAGTCGTACACGTTCGGTGGCAACACCTACTTCGGCCTGGCAGCATCGGCGTCGGGTATGCCGGACCAGGAGCCGCCGCCGTCTGGGTTTGCCCAGTTGGCGCAGTCGGCGTTCGCCGCGAACTCGATCGTGTTCGCCTGCGAGCTGAAGCGCATGCAGATCTTCTCCGAGGCCCGGTTCATCTACCGGGCGTTTGAGAAGGGGCGGCCGGGGCGGTTGTTCTCTCTACCGGATCTGGAGATCCTGAAGAGTCCGTGGCCGCGTGGCACGACCGGTGACCTGCTGTCCCGGATGATCCTTGACGCGGACCTGGGCGGGAACGCGTTCGTGGCCCGCAGTGTTGAGGACCCGGACCGGCTGCGGATGCTCCGCCCCGATTTCGTCACCATTGTCATGGGCGACCGGTCTGGCCAGCCGGTCGAGTCGCCGTGGCAGATCGACGCGGAGATCATCGGTTTCATCTACGCCCCGCAGGACGGCACGCTCGACGCCGAGGCGTTGCTGGCCGAGGAGGTTGCGCATTTCGCGCCGGTGCCCGATCCGCTGGCCCGGTTCCGCGGCATGTCGTGGCTAGCGCCGGCGGTCAGGGAGATCCAGGCCGACCAGGCGGCCACGATGCACAAGCTGGCGTTTTTCGAGCACGGCGCGACACCACAGATGGTCGTGTCGTTCGACGCGTCGGTGACCGAAGAGCAGTTTCAGACGTTCGTGGCGAAGATGGATGACAAGCATGCGGGCTGGCGCAACGCGTACAAAACGCTGTACCTGGGTGGTGGGGCGACCCCGACGGTGGTTGGTAAGGACCTGAAGCAGTTGGACTTCTCCGCGACCCAAGGTAAGGGTGAGACGCGGATCATCGCCGACGCAGGGCTGCACCCGGTGCTTGTACCCTCATCGGAGGGTATGCAGGGATCGAGCCTGAACGCGGGTAACTACGCGGCGGCCCGCCGTTCTGTGGCGGACACAACCTTCCGACCGTTGTGGCGTAACGCGGCGGGTAGTTTGGCTCCGATCGTGCCACCGCCGGGCGGGTCTGAGTTGTGGTACGACGAGGTGGGGATCGCGTTCCTGCGTGAGGACGCCGAGGAACGCGCGAAGATCCAGCAGATCAAGTCTTCGACCATCCGTACGCTGCTCGACGCCGGGTATGAGGCCAGGTCCGTGGTCGCTGCGGTCGAGGCCGAAGACATGAACCTGTTGACGCATACTGGCCTGTTCTCGGTGCAGCTTCAGGAACCAGGCTCGCAGACGATCACAGCTGGGGAACCGTTGGCGATCACCGGAGGTGAATCGGCTGATGAGTGATGACGCGTCGCGCGCCACGGCGACTGCCGCGATGATGAACGACCTGCCGGACTCGGCGTTTGCCTATATCGAACCGGGTGGGACTAAGGACGACCAGGGTAGGACGGTGCCGCGTTCGCTGCGGCACTTCCCGATCCACGACGCCGCCCATGTGCGTAACGCCTTGGCCAGGGCTCCGCAGTCGCCGTTCGGAGACAAGGCCATGCCGAAGATCAAAGCTGCGGCGAGGAAGTTTGGTATCGAAGTGAGCGACGACAAGACCAGCCGCGCCGAGTGGACCGCTGGATCGCAATTGTTCGTCCGGTCCTACCCGTTGGAGGACATCCGGATTCTGACTCGCGCCCAGGGCAGCGAGTTCGGCGACGGGCGCACTGTCGAGGCGTACGTGGCCGTCTTCGACCGTGAGGCGGAGATCCAGGACCACGAAGGCCACTACAGGGAGACGCTGGAACGCAGCGTGTTCAACAAGGCGATCGCCGACGCGCGCCCGCAGGGCGGCCGCCAGTCGTGGCGGACCGGGGTGTTTTACAACCACGGGATGACCCTGTTCGGCACCCCGTCGGACCGGTTCTCGGTGCCGCTGGGATCGCCGCGGGACATCCGGGCGGAGGAGCGTGGGCTGCTCACCATCACCCGTTACAACGAGACCCCGCTCGCAGACGAGATCCTGGAGGCGATCCGCTCCGGTGACATCACCGGACACAGCTTTGCCGGCCGGATCATCCGCTCCGACCCTCGCCGGCCACCCCGCGGCGGTTACCGTCGTCGCTCTGATGGTGCCCTGCCTGTGGTGCGGCGGGTGGAGATGGGTCTACGGGAGTACGGCCCCACCCCGTTCCCCGCATACGCCGACGCGGAGTTGGTCGGCGTCCGAAGCATGCTGACGGGGATGGCCCTGCCAGCACTTTTGTCCGCCACTCGTGAGGCGGCCATCCGCGAGATCGTCGATTCCGGCATGGATCCGGAAGAGGCGACGCGTGCGGCCGCCGACGAGCCGGAGGACAGCGACACTTCCGCACCGACTGTGGAAGTCGTCACCGACGAGCCGCCCGCCGACGGTGAGCACTCGAGCCGGGATTCCCTGCTGCGGCGTATCGCCGCGGCGAAAACCACTAGGCCGGGCCTTGCCCGAGATGTGGACGCCGAAGAGCGGCGTTCCCGGATCGCGGCGATTGCTCGGCCAGACGGGAACTCGGAATGAACCTAAGGGAGATTGTCGAGCAGCAGGAGGCGATCCGCGCCGAGCTCGACAAGATCGAGAAGAATCCTCAGGCGGTGGAGGAGACCGACGGGGACTACACGGACACGCTCCTCGACAAGTACGACAAGTTGGAGACTCGTCGGGTGCCGTTGGCTGAGCGGGCTGGGAAGCTCAACCTGATCCATTCGGCTGACAAGGACACGGCCACCGAGTCCGGTGACAGTGGCAAGGTCGATGGGACGCCGACGCAGGTGTACCGCAACAAGCGGACCCCGTTCGACGACATGGAGGCCGTGCGGACGAACATGCTGCGCGGGTCGGAGATGCGGGAGCGGGCGCACGATGCGATCGAGTGGGTGTCACGGTCGCAGTGGGTCGACTTCCCGCATGACCATGCGGAGCAGGCGACGAAGCTGGCGGGCATGTCCAAGGGCATCGCCCGGCACATCCTGATGACCGGTTCGCAGGAGTACTACGACGCGTTCCGCGCGTACGTGAGCGACCCGGAGGGCTTGTCGTTCCGGGCCACCACACTGGGTACGGCGTCTCTGGGGTTCATGCTGCCGTTCGTGTTGGATGCGACGATCATCTTGTCGAACGCGGGTTCGGCGAACCCGTTCCGGCGGGTGTCGCGGGTGGAGAAGACCACTTCCAACACGTGGAACGGTGTCACCTCGGCTGGTGTCAACGCGGCGTTCGTGGGTGAGGCTTCGGCCGCCACCGATGCCAACCCGACCGTCTCGCAGGTGCAGATCACGCCACAGCGTGCACACGCGTGGGTGTTCGGCTCCTACGAGTCGTTGGAGGACTCGGACCTGGGTGCGCAGCTGCCGAAGCTGTTCGGCGACGCGAAGGACCGGCTGGAGGCGGCGGTGTTCGCAACCGGCGCCGGCACAGGTGTCATCCCGCAGGGTGCGGTAACCGCATCCACCACCGGGAACACGGCGGCAGCTACCGCGTACGCGGTCGGTGACGTCTACACGCTGCAGGGCCGGCTCGGCCCGAGGTTCCGCAACTCGAACAGGGCGGCCTGGATGGCGAACCTGTTCTACATCAACAAGACGCGTCAGTTCGACACCTCCGGCGGTTCCTCGTTCTGGGCCAACCTGGGCCAGGACACGCCGGAACGGCTGCTGGGCAAGCCGATCTACGAGGCGTCGTCGATGTCGAGCGGCACCGCAACCGGCACCGAGGTGTTGCTGTTCGGCGACTTCGAGCAGTACATCATCGTCGACCGGGTGGGTATGCGAGTCATCTACAACCCGATGCTCACCGCTGCCGCGACGGCGAACCTGCCGACCGGTGAGGCCGGCTGGTTCGCCAACTGGCGGGTGGGCGCCAAGGCCAGCACTGCGAACGCTCTGCAGGCGCTGTCCATCCAGTAACACCTACAAGAGGCCACCGGGTGGGCCGGTCCCCATCGGCCCACCCGGTCTCATGGGGAGACCTGAAATGTCTGAACCGCTGACGATCCTCGGCTATCCGCACGCCGCCGACGGGTCCGGCTACTACCGCTTCTACCTGCCGTACCAGCATCTGGCACGCGGCGTGCACCACCGGATCATGCTGCCGGAGCCTGGGCAGCATTTCACCCCCAACGACGAGCAGATCGAGGAGATCGACATCGTTGTTGGGCAGCGTATGTGCGGCCCCGGCCAAGGGCTGTGGGAGCACTGGCAGGGCAAGGTGAAGCTGGTCTACGAGCTCGACGACGACGTGCTGCAGCCTGACACGTGGTCCGGCCTTGCGCACATGTTCGACCCGCAGGTGCACGAGTCGTTCAAGGCGTGCATCAGCATGTCGGATCTGGTGACCTGCTCCACGGAGACGCTTGCCCAGCAGATGCGGCAGTACAACGAGAACGTCGTGGTGCTGCCCAACTACGTCGACGCGGACATCTTGTACCTGGACCGCCCGAAGCGGGACCGGTTGACGATCGGCTGGGCCGGTGGCATGAGCCACCTCGGCGACTGGGTTCAGGTGGCTGAGCCGATCCGCGACGTGTTGCAGCACAACCCCGACGTCGACATGCACTTCGTCGGCATCGACTACTCGCCGCTGCTGCGACTGGACCGGCCGTGCCGCTACACCCGGTGGCGGCCGGACACCTGGTCCTACTACAAGGGCATCGACTTCGACATCGGCGTTGCGCCGTTGGTGGCCACCCCGTTCTGCGACGCGAAGTCACACATCCGGGCCTTGGAGTACATGGCGATGGGGATTCCGTTGGTGGCCGCGAACCGGCCCGCCTACCGGGACATGGTGGTCGACGGGGTGACCGGGTTCCTGGTGGACACCGAGGACCAGTGGCGGACCCGGCTCACCGAGCTGATCAACGACGAGGCGATGCGTGCCGAGATGGGCGCCAAGGGCCGCGAGGTCGCCTCCGCCTGGACGATCCAGGCCGGTTGGAAGAAGTGGCGCCAGGCCTACGAGGAGGTTGCCGGATGGCACGCCTGATCAGGTTGATGCGCTGCCACACACCGCACTGGCAGGGAAACGACATGATGAAAGTCGGTACGGTGCTGCCCGAGGGACATCGGAAGGTGATCCCGATCTACTTCGAGCCGTTCGAGCCGGACGTCGACGTCGCCGGTTTCGTGGATGATGGCCTGCCGCCACCGCCGCAGGCGCAGCCGCCGGCTGAGGCCCGGAAGCGTCCCGGTCGGCCGAAGTTGCCGCGTGACGCCGACGGCAACATCGTCCGCGACGCCGATTCGTGAGCATTCCCGAGCTGCGGAACTATCCGCAGGCAGCGCAGGTGCTCTCCGATGGCGGTGACATTCTCGACAGCATCGGCGCCCACTGGTGGCTGTCGTCGGGCACCGCGTTAGGCATCTACCGCGACGGCAGGCTGATCCCCCACGACAACGACCTGGACGTCGGTGTGCTTGACACCCCGGAGTTGCGGGGGAGGCTGGTCGCGGCGCTGCGCCGCGCCGGCGCCGATGTGTTCGTCGAGCAACTGTGCCAGGTGGCGTGCCGGCTGCGGGACGTGGTTTTCGACGTTCGGATCTTCTACCGGGTCGAAGACGAGCTGGTGACAGACACCGAGCTCGGTCAGATGCGCAAGCCCGCGCGGCTGGTCGCCGACCTGGCGAGGATCGAGTTCGACGGCCGGTCGTATCCGCTGCCGAACCCGCCGGACGAGTACCTGGCGGTCCGCTACGGTCCCGGCTGGCCCATACCGAAAACCAGTAAGGGTCCGTGGACGCACGAGGCGCACAACCTGATACGACGTTGATGGGAGCAACGTGAGAATCCTGATCACCGGTGGCTGCGGATTCGTCGGCCACCACCTGGTCGAACACCTGCTGGAGACCACCAGTTGGGACCTAGTGGTCCTCGACTCGTTGACCTACGCGGGCAGGGTCGACCGGTTGACCGATATGGCCGGTTACGACCCGGCCAGGGTCACCCTGCTCTGGCATGATCTGCGCGCGCCGATCCATCCGCACCTCGACGAGCAGATCGGCGCCGTGGATGCGGTGCTGCACTTGGCGTCCGAATCGCATGTTGACCGGTCGATCGCCGATCCGGTGCCGTTCGTGCACAACAACGTCGACTGCACGTTGACGATGTTGGAGTGGGCGCGCACCCGCGACCTGTCCCACTTCGTGCAGGTGTCCACGGATGAGGTGTACGGCCCGGCCGCCGAGGGTCAGCGGCATCGTGAGTGGGACCCGTATCTCCCGTCGAACCCGTACGCGGCCAGCAAGGCTGCGCAGGAGTCGTTGGCGATCGCCTACTGGCGCACCTACCGGGTGCCGGTCGTCGTAACGAACTTCATGAACATGTACGGCCAGAGACAGCACGTGGAGAAGTTCGTTCCGCGGACCCTGCGGTCGCTGCTGGCTGGCCAGCCGGCGACGTTGCACGCGCGGCCGGTCAGCATCGGGTGGGAGCCGAGCTCGCGGCATTGGCTGCACGCCCGCAACCACGCCGATGCGCTGCGGTGGATGCTCACCGTCACCATCCCGGCCGCCTACCCGTCGACGGACCGGCCGGACAAGTGGCATGTGGCCGGCGACGAGCTCGACGTTCTCGTCATGGCGCAGAAGATCACTAAGGCTGCCGGTAAGCCACTGGAGTACGAGTACGTGGACTACCACAGCCAGCGGCCGGGACACGACCACCGGTACGCCCTGGACCCGTCGAAGATCCACGCCGCCGGTTGGAAGCCGCCGGTCGACCTCGACGAGTCGCTGGAGCGCACCGTCCAGTGGATGCTCAAGCATCCGGAGTGGCTCCGTGACTGAGACGGTGATGGTGGTACCCAACCATCTGCCGCACCTCAACTTTCTGGCCGAGTGGCGACATGAGTTGCGTGACACGCCGATCATCGTGGTGCAGGACGTTGGTGCGAAACCGGATCCGCCGGCCGGGTTGGACGTGACCGTCGTCGACCATGCTGATGTTGAGGCGGACCTGGGCGCCGATGCGTGGATCGTCCCGTCGCAGAGTTCGGCGTGCCGCTCGTACGGGTATCTGTTGGCGTGGCGCCGCCGGCCCGAGGTGATCCTGACCTTGGACACCGACTGCTATCCGGATGGGTCGCGTTGGCTGGCCGGCCATCTGATCAACCTTCGCGGGTCGGTCATGCTCGACTGGGTGAACTCGTCACCCCATCCGATCCTGTTCCGCGGTGTGCCGTACGGAATCCGCGGCACGTCGCCGGTGGCACTGTCGCACGGCCTGTGGTCGCAGGTGCCGGACTTGGACGGGGCGACCGCGCTGCACCATCCGGGTCTGCGGTTGCCGCCGGCAACCGCCGCTGAGACCGTCCCGCGGTGGAACTTCTGGCCGATGTGCGCGATGAACCTGGCGTGGCGGGCCGAGTTGACCCCGGCGATGTATTTTGGCCTGTTCGGCCCGGAGTATGGCTTCGACCAGTACGACGACATTTGGGCTGGTGTGCTGGTCAAGAAGATCCTGGATCATCTCGGCTGGGCGGCCGTGTCCGGGTATCCGAGCGTCCAGCATCGCAAGCAGTCCAACGTGTACGTCAATCTGTGTAAGCAGGCGCCCGGGTTGGCGATGAACGAACACTGGTGGCGGGCCGTACGTGACGTTGAGCTGTCCGCGGACACAATCACAGGTGCCTACCGGCAACTCGTCGAACGCCTGCCGGACAAGATCGAAGACGAGCCCGTCGGGTGGACGGCCAAGTTCAAGACTGCGGCGCTGGCATGGCTCAACCTGTTCACGTAGCTGTTGACCGCGCGGAGCTTGACCGGCGTATCGGTACTGTGACGTCACCGGCACCCCACCAACCGTGGCACATCGCCGCGTTCGTCGATGCTGTTCTCGCGAACCCGGTATCAGGTGTGCTGGTGGAGTGCGGCGCTTATCAGGGTGTGGGCACGGCGAAACTGTCCCACTTGGCCGACATGCTCGACCGTGACCTGATCGTGTTCGACTCGTTCCGCGGCCTGCCAGCCAACGATGAACCGCACATCGCGAACATCGACGGGGAGAACATGCGGGGCATGTTCACCGAGGGCGCGTATGCGGGCAGTCTCATCGAGGTCCGGCAGATGGTCGCCGACTGCGGCGCGCCCGAGGTGGTGCACTACGTCGAGGGCTGGTTTGTCGACACGCTGCCACGGTTCCGTGAGCAGGTGGCCGCCGTCTACCTTGACGTCGACCTGGCAACGTCGGCCCGCACCTGCCTTGAGAACCTGTGGCCGCTGGTCACACCCGGCGGGGTGATCGTGTCGCAGGACGGAGACTTCCCGCTGACCATCGAGGCGATGCGCGGGTGGGCTGAGCATGCGGCTCCGCCGCCGACGACGACCGGGTTGGGTGTCTCGAAGATGGTCGTCTTCCGGAAGGTGGGCTGATGGATCGAACCGAACTGGTTGGCCCCGGTGAACCGGAGCGGGTCCGCTGGACGTTGGACATCGTGCAGGCAAGGGTTGGCTTGCCGGAACTGCGGGTGCTGGATCTGGCGTGTAGGACCGGGGCGTTCTCGACCGCGTTCGCCGACGCCGGGGCGACCGTGCACGGCATTGAGGCCCGACAAGACAACCTCGAGCACGTCCCGTCCAGCAGCGCAACCTACGAGCTGGGGGACGTGCGGGAGCTGTCGTCCGACAGCCGGTACGATGGGGTCCTGTGCTTGGGCATCCTGTACCACCTGGAGGCTGGCGACGCGCTTCGGCTGCTGTCGACGATGCGGCGGATCTCCTACCTTTTCGCGGTCATTGACACCCATGTTGGCGCGGACACCGACGAAGTAGTTGTGGATGGCCGGACCTACCGGGGCAGCGTCTATGGCGAGGTGCTGGGTCATCCGTGGAGCGCGCTGGATAACCCTACGTCGTGGTGGTTCGGTGAGGAGTCGCTGAACTGGGCCTGTTACGCCGCCGGGTGGAACGAGGTGGAACGCATCCCCGGTCGGTCGTGGGCGGGTGAGGATCCCGACCGGCGTTGGCTGGTCGTCTCGTGAAGGTGCTGGTGGTGGCCCGCTGGCGTGAGGACATCACATGGTTGGCTGACCTGCCACCCGGATGGCTGCCCGAGGTTGTTGAGAAGGACGTCGACGTGCCCAACCGTGGCCGGGAGCCGTCCAGTTATCTGCACGCGATTCTGCAGCTGTACCCGGTCACCGAGCCTGCCGACATGTTCGGGTTTGTGCAGGGCAACCCGTTCGATCACTGTCCGGATCTGATGGCGCGGCTGGCCCATCCGGTGGAGTGGTTCGACCCGCTGGGCACCCACCCGTACCAGTCTGGGCCGCGTGGCGAACCGCACCATCTAGGTGTGCCGGTGGGCGAATGTCATGCCAAATGGCTGGGCGGGCCGATGGTCGGCGAGGTCGAGTTTTACGCCGGCGGCCAGTTCATGATCTCCGGTGCCGCGCTGCTGTCTCGGCCTGCCGACTGGTACCGGGCCATGTACGACGATCTGATATCACGTGACGACTTGTCGTCGTGGGCCGCCGAGCGTTTGTGGCCGACGATCTTTGCGAGGGCCGATGGCTGACGGGGTACGGATCCAGCCGCAGCCGGCCAGGCTGGCCGCTGAGGGCATCGGTTCGGTGGCCAACCGGTTGTTCATCGTCCGCGACCGGTCACGCCCGATGCCGCCGAACCCGCACCGGCCGGTGTGCGCAACGTGCGGCCATCCGCACCAGTGCAAGACATACCACCTGCAGCTCGACGGCGAGGGCACCATCATCGTGTCGACCACCATCTGGGCGCACATGCAGCGCATGTTCGATCACGGCGGGTTCGAGGCGGTCAACGTCGTT